TCGTAGGTACCGGTCAGCCAGTACCTGTCACCGGTGGCCCAGGCCTGCGGGTTCGTGTTCGACAGGCTTGCCGCCCCGTTCTTCGGGCCGATGTAGCCGCCGACAGTGGCGCCGCCGGACGACAGGAACGCGATGCCCGTGCTGTAGCCGGCCGAGCCGGCGGAGGAGTCACCGACGAAGCAGGTGCCGACGTGGTCGGCGGTGGCCGCGGCGGTGACGGGCAAGGTCCAGAGGTAGTTGCCGGTTCCCCAGTTGGTCGTGCTGCCGCCTTGGCCCTTGATGGAGAAGTGGACGGTGTCGCCGATGACGACGTAGTAGCCGGCCAGGGTGCCGTTGCCGATCGAGGGGGCGGTGCCGCCCGCGGTCCAGGCGACCGGGTACGAAGTCCACTCGCCGACCATCTCCCGGAGCATCGCGGCTGTGATCCTCCGTCCGGCAAGGGGCGGTGTGTACGTCATGCGGACTCCTTACAGGGCGACATAGAGAGGATTGGCCAGCTCGACGGACGTCCCTGCCAGGTGGCTTTTCACGATCCCGTTGACCGAGCGGGTCACGGTGAACGTCTGCGGGCTGCTGGCGCCGGTGATGTTGGTGACGGTCATCCGCTCGCCGCCGACGGTGATGTCGAACGGCATGTCCCCGGCGCTCGTTGTCCACGGTCGACCGCCAGCCGCCGTCGTCACCGACATCGAGGTGGCACTCGTGGTGATGCCGGACGTCAGCGTGGCGCCGCCCGTGTCGATCCGGCTGAGCTCTCCGCCGTCGACCTCACCCACAGACCACGGGCCGCCCGGGGCGCAGTTGAACGTGATGGTCCACTCGTCTGCGGCGATCGTCTCGGTGTAGCCGCGGATGAGGAGGTCCACGTCGTCCGGCCCGTAGTCGGCGGGCAGGTTGGTGATGCGGATCTTGTCGCCGACGTCCGCTCGGAGGATGTCGTTGACCATCGCGTACACGCGAGGGTTGCCAAGGTTGAGCGTGAGCTTCGTGTAGCGCAGCCCGTCGTAGGTGCCCAGGTGCAGCAGCCAGTTGGCGAGCTGTGCGGGCTGGTCGTCGTCTTCGAGGGACAGGGTGTGCGCGACGTCGTACCGGCCCACTCCGTCGGGCGGGTCCTGTACGGACATGGCGCCGGTTTCGAGGACGGCGGATCGGGTCGCGCCGCCTTCCCTGGTGACGGTGACGTCGTTCTGGGTGAGCTTGTCGTCGTCCGTCGGCTGGAACGGGGAGCTGATCACCCCGTCGGTGAAGTCGAGGGTGATGACGGGGTCCTGGTTGTACAGGGTGGCCCGTCCCCGGTAGATCAGGGCCCGGTCGTCGCGCTGCTCGAGGACGTAGCCGATGTCGGCCTTCGCCGCGGTGTTCAGCGTGTCGAGCATGGTCTCCAGGGCCTGGAAGCCCATGGGGGTCTGCTCGGACGGGACGCCGACCATGGACGCGGGGACGCCCGCTTCCTCGCACACGCGCAGCACCCGGGTGCCGGCAGCCTCGCCGGGATGCCCCAGGAAGGCTGCGTACATGTCGGCCGCGGACGGGGCGTTCGCCCCCCAGTAGGTGATGTAGCCGTTCGACGCGGTCCCGTTGGTGACGCCGGAGGCCCACCAGCCGGGCTGGATGGATTTGGCGGCCTTCCCGATGGGGGCGTAGGTGCCGAAGGCCCGGAGCACGCCGTCGACGTAGACGTCGTAGGCGGTGTTGGAGCCGCCGGGGGTGATCGTGAGCCGGATGTGGTGCATTCCGTCGTCGAAGATGCCCGCGGAGGTGATCGAGGTCAGCAGCGTGGAGGATCCGCTCACGTCGTCAGCGGACGAGCCGGTCAGCCGGATCTCGTCACTGCCCAGGATGAAGGCCAGGTACCAGGTCTGGCGGGTGTTCCCCACCACGCCGTTGCCGCGGTCGGTGATGAGGAGGTCCTGCTCGGTGCCCAGCCCGGCGAAGAACATGTCCACGGACCAGCCCGTCGCGGCGGCCGCACTGTTCGGCACGTAGCCGAGGAGGACGCCATCGGTTTCGGCAGGGAACCGGGCGACGGGCTCGATCCACTCGGCGAGCGTGCCCGCACCCCACTCCATCGCCTTGCTGCCGAAGTCGAGGCGGGGAGTCATCGGCGACCCGCCGAGGAGTGACGCGCCGCGGGTCGCGAGCTTCCCGTCGGTAAGCGGCCAGCACTCGATTGGATCGTTGACGCGGATGAAGCGCAGCATCGCGGAGTCGAGCGGCTTGTTGCCGGCGCCGAGGCGGCGCATGATCCCGGCCGGGGAGATCGCGGTCGTGCGGTCGTTGCCGGACAGGTCCCGCGAGGGCGGCCAGGCCGGCACCTCACCCACCATGCGTATGTGCCGGTTGGACAGGGTCGCGGTCCCGGTCACCGACCACACCCGTCCGGTGGCGTCGGTGAACGAGGTGTCCCCTGCGTCGGCCTGCGCGGCGGTGTTGACGTCGACCTTGAGGGTGCCGGCAATCCCGTTCCGCACCTGTAGCCCGTACACCCGGCCCTCGAGGCGGCTGAGCCCCGACGTGCCGTCCGGGGTGATGGAGACCTGGTTGTCCCCGATGTACAGCGGCGCGGTCGCGTTGAACAGGGAGGTGGTGCCGGCCCCGGTCACCCCGACCGGGGCGCCGAGCGGAGTCCACATCTGCGCGTTCAGGTTGTTGGAGGTGTAGAACCGGACCTCGCAACCGCCGGAGCCGTTGTTGACGTCCAGCGTGGCCCGCAGCACCAGCCGCTGCCCCTGGTAGGCGGGCACCGGGATGGTGGACTCGGCCCACCGCTGCGCGGCCGGGAGGCCGGTCGGTGACCACCAGAAGATGAGCTGCCCAGCGGCGCCCATGGCGAGCGCCCAGTGCAGGTGCCCGCCGGCGGCCCATCGGATGGCCAGCATCTGCGGGTCGACGTAGTCCAGCAGCGCCACGTCCAGGCGGACGTCGATGTCGCCGAGGACGTCCAGGGCCGCAGAGTCCGGGGTCGAGACCGAGTGGATGCCACCGGCGGTCATGTCCAGATGCGGGCCGCCCGCATCGAGGGAGAAGCGGATCGGCGTGTTGCGGCCGATCTTCCCGTACAGGGGACTGTTCGGGTTGCGGGGGCTGTAGTCGCCGGAGCGGTTGTCGAGGACCATGCTGCCCGTGGTCGGCTCCGCACGAGAGCCCTCCGCGGACACGCCCCGGCTGATGGTGACCGCGGACCGCTCGAGCACCGGGGCCGTGTGCCACTGCCCGTCGTAGTACAGCTTGGTCGTGCGGGGCGGGGGCAGGCGAGGCATGGTCAGCCCTCCTCAATCAGTCGGACGATGGAGCCCCCGGCCCGGTTGCGGGTGTTCACGCGCAGGGACTCGATGATGAAGTCGGCCGCCGGGCTGCCGTCGCCCCGGATGACCAGCACGGCCGGCTCCCGGCCGACCTGCTGGACCGGTTGGGCGACCGAGCGGAGCATGCCGTCCAGCGTGGACAGCGGCGTGACGGCCTCTGGCTCCCCGCCCTCGCCGATCATGGCGAGCGTCGGCGCGGTGACCACGCCGCCTTCGGCCAAATACGGGATGTACGGGATGTACGGGATGTTCACCCCGGGGATCATGTTGGCGCTGCCGATCAGCTTGCTGTTGATGAACCAAATGCCGTCGTTCACCAGGCCGATCGCCCCGTTCAGGGCACCCTTGAGACCGTTGGAGATGAAGTCCCACATGCCCCGTGCGCCAGAGGCCAGGCGGCCGGGGATACCGGCGAACCAGCCGATCATGTCGTTCCACTTGTCCTGGATCCAGCCGATGCCGTCGGAGACCCAGCCGGGGATCTTCTTGGTGAAGAAGTCCCGCACCGGGTTCCACACGTTGCGGACGATCCAGTTCCAGCCGTCGGAGAAGATGCCGGACAGCCACAGCCACAGCTCGGTGGCCTTCCTGATCATCCAGTCCCAGGCTTCACCGAGCTTGTCGACGATGTAGCCCCAGACCAGCTTTGTGGACTCCTTGATCTCGTCCCACTTGATGATGATCAGGGCGACGACGGCGATCAGGGCGACGATGCCAAGGATGACCCAGGTGATCGGGTTGGCCAGCATCGCGGCGTTCACGGCCCAGGTGGCGATCGCGAAGATACCGAGGGCGACGGCCAAGCCGAGCACCAGCGGGACCAGGATCTTCATCAGTCCCGGGTGTTCGGCCATGAACTGGGCCACGGTCTTCAGCGCCGGGGCGAGGAGCTCGCCCACGGTCGTGGCGATCTGCCGCCAGCTCGCCTCGAGGGTCTGCGACTCGGCAGCGTTGGCGGTGACGTCCTTGGCGACGCCGCCGAACTCGCCCAAGGCCTTGGTGGCCTCGGACGGGTCGATGGCGAGCAGCGTGTTCTGCATCGCCGCGCCCTCTTCGCCGAACAGGGCGGCCATCATGGCGTCCTGCTTGATCGGGTCCTCGAGCTTGCGGATCGAGTCGAGCAGCTGGTCCAGGGCCTTGTTGGCCTCGGGGCCGCCGCTCGTGAGGTCCTTCGTCATCTGCTTGCCGTTGAGGCCAAGGTCTGTGAACGTCTGCTCGAGCTCCTCGCCGCCGGCGGACACGTTGCCCACCAGCTCCTCGAACAGGCCGGTGACCGACTCGGCCGATTCGGCACCCGCGTTGAGGCCCTGGATGATCAGGCCTGTGGCCTGCTCGCCGGTGAACCCGAAGCTCTTGAGGTTGTCGGCGCCGCCGACGAGGGTGTCGAGGAAGTCGCCGCCCTGGTCGGCGCCCTTGCGGAGACCGGCCGCGATGATGTCGAGCGCCTCGGTGGCGTCCGACGCCATCCCGGTCTTCATCAACTGGCCAATGGCGCGGCTGGTCTGCCCCAGGTCCTGATCAAAGGTCTGCGACAGGGCCAGCACCTGGCTGGACATCTCTTTGAGCTCGTCGTCGCTGACCTTGGACATGCCGCCCAGGTTCGAGGCGACGCCGTTGATGGCGGCGTTGACGTCGTCCATCGACTCGCCGAAGCCCTGTGAGAAGACGTCGCCGGCGACTTCTCCCGCACGCTTTGCTTCCGCCTCCGTCAGCCCGAGCTGGTTGGCGAGCTTGTCGTTCGCGTGCTTGGCGTCGATCGCGCTGGTCAGGCCCACCATGAACAGCGCGCCCACCGCAGCACCGGCCGCGGCCGCGCCGATGCCACCGAGGCTGGACTCCACACCTTGGGCAGCCTGCTCGGCGTCGGCGGCCGCCTGGTCCGCGGACTCGCCCACCTGGTCCAGAGCGTCGGATGCGCTGTCGGCGACCTCGACGATGTCGCGGCCCATCGTGTCGGCGGCGTCCCCGACCCCAGAGAGGGAGCGTTCGACGTCGTCGGCGACTCCGTCCACGCCCGAGGTCAGTTCGTCGGCGTCGATGCCGATCTCGACGAGCAGCTCATCCAGCGTCGTCGCCATGTCCGCCTCCTTGCGTGGTGGTGTCGGTGCCGCCGAGACGGCTGGTCAGCGCCCGTGCGGTGGCGAGCATGTCCTGCCAGTTCGAGGACTTCCTCTGATCCCATGTCGGGATGAAGTCCTTCGGCTTCGCCTTGCGGCCCTTGGCGGCGGCCGCGTTGGCGATGACCGCGGTCTGGACGCCGTGCAGCAGGTCGCCGCGTTCCGGGCCGAGCGGGCCGGTGATCTGCTCGTAGGCCATCCACTCGGTCAGTTCGTCCGAGTCGATGTCGGCGAGCATGTGCCGCACGGAGCGGGCCCCGAGGTGGGCCGCTAGCCGGAAGTAGAACTGCCGGTCTGGGCGGCCTCGGAGTTTTTTGCCGCGTCCTCGACAGCGGTCTCGCCGATGCCGGACAGCCGCTTGGCGACGGCGGCCAGGCGCTCGAGGACGGCGCCGTTCTTCGCGCCGAGCTTCTTGACCTCGGCGTCGGTGTACAACCGCTTGAAGTCCTCGCCGACGATGCACTTGGCGAGCAGCTTCGCCAGCTGGTCGGCCAGGTTCACCGACTTCGGCTTGCCGTCGCCGCCGATAACGACCATGTCCGCCTGGTACGCGTTGCGGGCGGTGCCGGACATGCCCACGATGCGGACCTCGCCGCCCCACTCGTCGACGGGAACGTCCTCCCACTTGCGGTCGTCCGCGGCGTCGATCTGATCCCTGCTGAGAAGTGCCATGTGCGTGTCCCCGTTCAGGCGATGGTGGGCTTGCCGGACACCTTGTAGGTGAGCGACGCGGTGAGCTTGTCGTCGAACGGCGCGGTCGCCTCGAACCCGGTGAGGACCGCAGCGAAGGACCAGGTCGTCGCCCCGGCGTCGGGGAACACGAGCTGGTAATTCCGCGGGTCGGTGTCCTCGAGGTCGGCGATGAGCGTGTCGTGGACGGCCGGGTCGTAGTTGACGTCGATGGACACCTCGCCCGGGTCGATGATTCCGCCGACGAACTCGGCGTACTGGTCCGGACTGTCGTGGGCGGTGACGTCGATCGTGTTCCGGGACAGGCCCGGGGCGCTGATGGACGTGGCGTTGGCGATCGCGGTGAACACCTCGGGTCCTGCGCCGTCGCCGCGCTTGAGCTGGGTTCCGAAGCCGTCGATACCGGCCATGGCTGCCTCCTCGGGCATGAGAAAGACCCCGGCCGGCTGGGCACGGGGCTTGAGATGGGACGGGTCAGACCGGCTGTTCGGTGATGACCCGGTAGCGGAGCACCAGGTGCCGGATGTCGCCCGGTGGTTCGGGGTCGGTCAGAGTCTGCGAGAACTCGAACCGGGTCGAAATGTGGTCCATGCCGGCGATGGTGAGCGGCTGGTGGTCCAGCAGTGCGGTCACCCGGGCCCCGATCGTGAGGCCCTTGTAGTGCCCGCGGTGCTGCGTCCACACGTGCAGAGTGATGACGGTCTGCCGGCCGAAGCCGCCGTGCCGGTTGTCCGGCGTCTCGATGGCCTCGCCGATGACGATGTACGGGTAGACGGCCGTTCCGGGCACGTAGTCGTACACGCCAGTGATGAGGGCCATCAGGCCCGTGTCGCCCTTGAGGCGGGCGAGGACAGCGTCGTTGACGGACAGCATCGGGGAGGGAGCGGTCACGAGCGCAGCACCTTCCTCACCTCGGTCTGGATCCGGCCGCCGAGCCGGTTCCGCTCGGCCTCGAGCGCCGGGCCGAGTGCCGGTTGTGGCGGAAACTTCTTGGTGCCGTGCTCGTGGTAGAAGGCGTAGAGGTCGTCCCGGTCCCACCAGCCGACCTCGGCCCGCACCTGGTTGTTGCGGTACCGGGCACGGACCGACTCGCGCAGGTTCCCTGAGTTGACGCGCACGTTGTCCTTGGTGCCCGCGACGACCGCCTCGGCGGACTGCTGCAAGGCGCGGAAGCAGGCGGCCCGGATGGCCGGGGCCATGTCGGCGAGCTCCTGGCGCAGCGAGTTCATGCCGACGATCCGCATACGGACCGGGCTGGCACGGCGACGTCTGCGACGACGGGCCATGACGCCTCCTCAGCGCCGCTTGTGCAGCGCGCGCCGGATCTCCGCAAGTTCCCCGGCGATGGCGAGCAGCGCCCAGGCAGTGGCGAAGGCGGCCTGCTCGGGGACAGGCTGCTCGTGGAAGATGTTCTGCTCGGCGATCCGCCGGCACTCGAGCGGCTCCTGCGGCAGAGGGAACCGGCGTTCCTCCGGGGTGCCCATCAGCGCTCCAGTTCGAACACGGCCACCGACACCGCGGTGACCGCGTCGTAGGTGATCGACGCTCGGCCGTTCGTGCCGCGGAACACGCTCGCGAGGGGGAGCACTGCGGACTCACCGGCGGGTACGACGACGGCCACGTCGGGGATCGCGAGCCCGGAGACGGTGCCCGGGGTGGACACCGTGGCCGTGTGCGAGGAGGCGTCGCCGTTCATGACGTACAGGAACCGCCCAGGCCCGACCGGGGCGGTGTCCCCGCCGCTCGTGGCCGCGACGGCGGAGTCTTCCAGTCCGATGCCGCCGTTGATCGGCACCGTGACGATGTCCAAGGCAGCCATCAGGCTCCCTCCTTCTGGATCAGCTCGCACGGAGCTTTCGAGTAGATGGGTGTCGACGGCTGCACCACGGCCAGCACGCGGAACACCTGCTCCTGGCCGAGGGCGTCGGTGCCGCGCAGTTCGTCTCCTCGCCGCACGTCGGCCCGGGACTGCAGGAAGACGGTGTGGTCGTGCTTGCTGCCCGACTGGGCGGCCAGCATCCGGTCCGCGTTGGACGGCTGGTCGACCTTGGCCCGTACCGTGCCCTGCAGGACGAGTGTGGTCTCCTGCCCGCCGTGCCCGTCGTCGACGGTGGTGGGCCGGTGGACCTCGAGGGTGCGGTTCAGGTGCCGGCCGGGGCCCCTCACCGGGACCTCATCAGGCCCATGCCGCCGCCGAAGCGGGCAGCGAGGCGTTCGCGCCAGTGCTGCGGCAGGTCCATCTCCGTGACCCTGCCGTCCGAGCCGTAGGTGACGGCCCAGTCGCCCAGCCTTTCGGAGGTGACCTCCTTGTCTGCGGCCAGCGCCTCGCCGTCCTCGAGCGCGCGGTACGCGGACACCGCGGCGGCGACCATGCGGCACACCAGGTCGACGATGTCCGAGGGCACGGTGGCCAGGCCGTGGGTGTAGGTGACTTCGACCTCGGACGGCTCGCACGCCGTCCATCCGGCCGCCCGCCACAGCCGCTCGGAGCGCAGCAGCCAGTCGGTGACCGCGTCTCCGTCGATCGTGACCGAGGCGACGGACACGATGGGCAGCCCGGGGAGCTTCAGCCGCTGCCCTGGCACGCCCTCGAGCGTGATGGTGGACGTGGTTCGGGAGATCGCCGTACCGGCCGCCTCCCGAACCGCTGTCGAGGCGACGTCCAGATAGACCGCGACGATCGCCGCCTCCGAGGGTTCCACGGTCATGCCGCGGGCCTCGAGGTCGGCCACCGTCGCCAGAGGATCCAGTGCCACGGTGGCCTCCTCGTCAGCCGGCCATGTCGATCAGGTCGGCCTTGGTGTAGTTGGCGGCGTCCTCGCGGGTCATCTGCTGGGTGCGGGCGGTGTAGGCGACCCACTCCGCCTTGGGTGCGCTGTCCGCGGGCCTGCCCGGGTCGCCGTCCTGGGCGACCTCCTGGTCGGGGCGGTGGCCCGGCTCGGACAGGAACTCGCGCCGCGGCTGCGGCCGCCCGGGCTCCGGGTCGTCTTCCGGCTTGGAGAGCTTCTCGGTCCGCGGCTTCGGACCCGTTCCCGGGTCGTCCGCGGGCTGGGACAGCTTCTCCGTGCGGGGCTGAGGACCCGCGTCGGACTCGGGCGCCTCCTCGCCCTCGCGCCGCCACTCCCCACTTCCCAGCCGCTTCTCGATCTCCTGGGCGGAGAACGGGCGGCCCACGGTCAGCAGGACCGGGGCGCCACCCGTACCGATCAGCCGGACCTCGTCGCCGTCCTTCAGCTTCTCGTCCCCGGCCATCAGATGATCACGTCCGCAGCGGCCAGGCCCGTCGGGCGGACGACCTTCGCGCCGTACAGGTGCAGGCCCTTCACGATGTCCGCGAAGCCCTTCTCCTTGCGGGTCGCTTCGGTCTTGTTGATCTGCTCGGCGTAGGTCACCGCGCCGTTGTACCCGGCGATGATGAGCTTGCCCGCGCCCGCGCCCGGACCGTTGGGGGCGTTGTTGGACTTGCGGATGGAGAAGCCGGCCGCCTCGCCGACGATGCCGTTGACGCGGGTGGCCGCGGCCTGCGCGTCGCCGGTGCCGACGAACCGGTCGTCCTTCAGCAGCAGGCCGTAGAACGCCGGGGTGACGACCGCCCAGCGGCCGCCGTCCGGGACGTTGTCCTCGTCGAGGATCGTGCCCAGGTCGACCAGCAGGTCGTAGGCGTCGGCCGCCGCGGCGAGCGTCTGCTCGGCGACCAGGTTGCCCGCGGACACGCCCGCGGCCATGAGGCCGGCGACGTAGGCGTCGGCGGTGTCGCGCAGCTTGTACGCGGCCTTGCGGGCCTGCTCGGTCAGGATCCGGCCGCCGTTGAACGCCTGGCGCTTCTCCACGTCGTCGACCTCGAACGCGAAGTACTTCGCCTGGTCGATCAGGAGGGTGGCGTCGGTGTCGTCGACGTCCTCGATGGTGATGTCGGTGTGCGGGGTGTAGGTGCCGATCGTCGGCTCCGCCAGCGACGTGATGTGGACGGTGTCGCCGTAGTTGGCGATGTCACCCTCGTAGTCGCGGTTCACGACGCCCGCGGCGCCGTACACGTGCGACTTCTCCAGAGCGACGAGCAGGTTCGCGTTCCAGACTTCCGGCTTGAAGGCACTGATGGCCATGGGGTTCTCCTAAGGGGGTTACCGGGTGAGACCGAGGTAGTCGTCGAGGCGGCCCTCGTTCTGGGCCTTGACGATCTCGGCGTGGTTGCCCGCCGCGGACAGGCGCTTGACGTCTGCCTCGGTGAGCTGTGCGGGCCGGGCATTCCCCTTGCGGGCGCCGGAATCTGCGGTCCCTTGGAACCGCGGCTTGGTGCTGCCGCCTTGCGCGGCCAGGTAGGGCTTGGTCTTGAGCAGGTCGTCGATCGCGTCGGCGACTTCCTCGGCGTCGACGTTGCCGTCGTCGTCGACCTCGAACTGGGACAGGTCCAGGAAGCGGTGCGCGTCGGCCGGGTCGGCGAGCTTGCCCGCGGCCGCGGCCTTCACCTCCGCCTTGACGAGGCGTTCGTTGACGCGGGCCAGGGCCTTGGTCTCGGCCTGCCGCAGCAGCGCGTCGGGGTCGGGCTGCTCGCCCTCGGCCGGCGCCTTGCTCTGGGCGAGCTGCGTCTCGAGCTCGCGCCGCCGGTCGCGCTCCGTCTTCCACTTGGACTTCATGGAGTCCAGAGCCTTCTTGCCGGCGTCGCCGAGGTCGTCCGCGCCTTCCGGCTCGGCCTCCTCCTCGGTCGGCTCGAGGAGCTCCTCGGGCTCGGCGGCCGGGTCGACGGTCGGCTCGGCAGGCATCTCGGGGGCAGGCGTGGTCATGTGTTCTCCCGTTGCGGGTGGGCCCGGGCGTTGCGCGCGGGCGGATCAGAGGATGAAGCTGTGCTGCCGCAGCAACCGGATCGCGTGGTCGCGGTCGTCGGCGATGCGGTAAATCTCTTCGGGCATCAGCCGCGGCGTCTTCGAGACGCGGTAGCGCTGCCCGGGAACCTTCTGCAGGTTCTGCAGCCGCTTGCCTGCGATGCCGCGGCTGGTCGTGCCCTTGCGGGCGTTGACGACCTGGGAGATGTCGGCGCCGGCGTCGATGGCCTTCATCCCGGCCTCGCCGAACGTCTTCTTCCGCTGCGCCGGGGTCATCTGGTCGTAGACGTCCTTGGCGTCGAACGGCTCCGGCCGGTGCGTCGCCGTGACGGGCTCCATGCCGCAGTGACAGCGCGGATGGCGCTTGAACGCGGTGCTGACGCCGCCGACGCGGATCCCGGCGAGGACGATGCACCGCGAGCAGGCGCCGCCCTCGGTGACCCGCACGTAGGTGGTGACGTCCCGACGGGCGACCATGCCCACCTGGTCGGCGGCCCGCCCCGCATCGGCCACCGCGGTACGGACGATGGTGTCGAGGAGCGCCTGGCCGTGGGCCATGGCGGGGGCAACCGGCCTCCCGGCAGTGACCTGTCGCAGCGCTACCCACATCGGGGCCATCAGCACTGCGGCGAGCGGTCGGCCCGAGCCGTCGACCCCGGCGAACATGGCCGGGTTGATCGCATCCGCCTCCGGGCGTTCCTCGTCGGCCGGACCGAGGAGCTGGTTCAACCACACGTCCGTCGACTTCGCAGACGCCAGCTGCCCGGCGGACACGATGGCGAGGAGGCGGGCCAGCAGCTGCAGCCACGACGGGTAGATGTTGTCCCGGTCGATGTCCCGCCACACGCCGCGCGAGGCTCGCGCGGTTGCCTCGGCGAGACGGCGACGCGCCTCTACGTGGACCTCGGCTTCCAGTGACGGGCTCATGCCGCAGTCTCCGTTTCCTCCTCCTGCTCCGGCTGGGCAGTAGACGGTGCGGGCGCGGTGCCGGCGGTCAGCTCCCGGGTCAGCTCGGTGACAGGGTCGGCCTCGAGCTCAGCCATCTTCAGCGCCATCACGTCGGCAACCTCGGTCGGCGTGAGCCCGTACCGCAGGGCCAGCCACTCGAACGGGAAGCCCAACTGCTTGAGCTTCAGCAGCGCGTCGGCCATCTGCGCGTGGGAGCGGGACTCCGCGTCCGCCCACAGCACCCGGCCGGACCGCAAATCCTCGGCCTTGGCCGTCTCGCCCTGCGCAAGGGCGATCAGGCGGGCCATCTCACGCAGGCCCTGCCCGGTCCAGATCTGCTTCTCCTCGACCCGCTTCACCAGGCCTGTCTCGGCGGCCAGCAGAGCGCCCTCGCCCAAGTTGGCCATCTTGCCGATCAGGTAATGCTGGGGGGTGCGGGACTGGGCGGCGAGGTGGCCGACCGCCACTTCCAGAATTCCCGTGTACATCGCGAGGTTGACGGCCTGCCACTCGCCGATCTTGACGTCCTTGCCGTTGAACCACATCACCCGGTCTACGGCGAACTTCTCCAGGTCGACCGGCATCGTGCCGACAACCTCGCCGAGCTCGTTGAACTTCGGGATCACCGGCCGCTCGGCGCCCATGATGACCCGCTGCGGGAAGCTGGCGTAGTCGGACGCGGTGAAAAGCTGCGCCCACAACAAGTTGATCGCGTCCTGCATGGCGACCGCGCCCACCACATCGGAGATCGGATCCCCGGACAGGACAGGCTTGTTCGGCAGCTCCACCATCGGCACGACGTTCATCGGATTCGGCTGGGGGTTCGGCTCGTCCTCGAGCTCGCGCGGCCGCCACCGCTTCAGCTCCTCGTCGACCTCCGCCATCTGCATCGACTTGTCCCGCTGCGCCATGGCCGGGCGGCAGAACTTCCACACCTCATCCTTCAGGTACAAGGTGGCGTAGTCTTCGTCGCCGTCCTGCCAGCGCTTCAGCGCGGCCCGACGGCGGCGGCGCGAGCCGGGCTCGTAGGCGATGACGCACTGCGAGGCGTCCTCGAAAGTGACCACGGGCATGTCCGGGTCATCAGGATCACCCCACACCAGCACGAACGAACGGCCCGATGTGACCGAGCCGAGGAACCCGAGCTGACTGTCGGCGTCCAGGCCGTTGACCTGCCACACCTTCCACAGTTCCTTGTCTGCCTCCGTCTGCCCGGCGGCCTGGAACCCAGCGACGGTCATCCGCTCCACCGGGGAGTCGGCCACGACCTGGACCCAGTTGTCGGAGAACTCCTTGTATCGGTCGCCATGGAAGTGCGCGAACTCGTCCGACGCGAACTTCAGTGGGTGATTGCCCCGGTAGTAGGCGCTGAACTTCGTGATGTCCGTATCGCGGCGCATCAGTTCCGCCTCGAGCAGCATCACCAGCTGGAGGGCCTGATCCACGGTCGCCATCGGTCCTCCTTCAGCTGCCGTAGTAGTAAGAGACCTGCTTCTGGGCCAGGCCGGCCGCGATGACGTCGCCGAGCGCCTCGTGCGCCAGGATCGAGGCCACGGTGGCGTCGATCTTCTGAGCAGTGCTCGCCTTGCGGAGCACGTACCGGTCTGCCGGCCTGCTCGCCGCGCGGGTGTTCTCGATGTGAGCCTGGGTGATTTCGCAGCCGTCGTGCGTGAACGTCCCGTCCCGCTTCAGCACGTCCGTGCGCAGCCGCTCCGCAGCCGAGTGCATCTGCACGATGCGGCGGGTGTACCAGCGGATCACGCGCTCCTCGCCGTACAGGTCCACCCACTCGTCCACCTCCGTATCCCAGTACGGCGGGTCCGCGTACAGCCGCACCACGTCGTACCGGCGCATCAGCTGTCCCATGGCCGCGCGCACCTCGGCGCGCGGGACCTGGCCGCCGTAGTCGGCCGGGTTCCAGATCGTCGGCAGGTCCTCTTCCCCGTACAGGGGCGTGAACTGAAAGCCGTCCATGGTCTCCGCACGGATCGCGGTCCAGTCGTCCATGTCCGATCCGTCGAAGCCGAGCACGATCCGCGTGAACGGGCGCACCCTGCGCGGCTTCGCCTTGGCCGCCCACTTCCCGCCGTCCAGCCACGACGCGCTGCCGGCCACGCACCGGTTGCCGAAGAACCGTTCGGCCTGTGCCGGGTCCTTCTCCAGGATCTCGGCGGCCTCGGCCTCGATGGCGTCCAGGTCGACGTGCGACGAGCCCGCGTAGACGATGGCGTGGATCTTCCGCCGCTGCCGCTTGTCTCCGTAGGACAGGGACTTCGGTGCCTGCGGGTGGTAGCGGAAGATGTCGCGCGCCTTGGCCTCGGACGTCGTCTGGGCCACCGACTGCTCGGAGGGGTCCCACCCGTTCGTCGTCTCCATCGACCGGCCGCCCATGCCGGCCGCGCCGCGGCGCTGGGTTTCGGCGACGCGCCGGAGCTTGTTCGCCGTCGTGTACAGGCCGGTCTCGTCCTGCATCGCGAACACGATCGGGTTACCCAGGCGGGACAGGGCTGAGGACGTCACGACGTCGATGCGCCCGTCGTCGCCCACCCGCGTGAACTCCTCGCCCGTCTGCATCATCTCGGCGAGCGGGCCCCGCTTCACCATCGAGCGCAGCGGCCGGTACACGTTCGCGACCTGGTCCTCCGAGGTCGCCGTCAACTGGATCAGCGGCGTCGGCCACGGCACGCCCATCGGCTCCCCGGCCGCGTACTCGTACCACCAGCCGCAGCCGCATCCGTGCTCCGAGCACCGGTACCGCTCGCCACCCTTGGCCCAGCCGTCGAACACGACCGGTCCGGCCGCCTCGGCGAGGACGATCGTCGCCGACCACGGGCCCTTGCCCGTCTTCTGCGGTGCTACGACCTGGCTACGGCGGTAGTGGAATGCGGGCGCCAGCTGCCCGACGCGGGCTTCCGGCCTCACGCGGTAGTGGTTGACCGTGCACCACAACTGCCACGGGTACAGCTCGAGGTCCTCGCCCACCCGGAACCCGTCGGGTACTGGGCAGTGTCGCTCGATCCAGTCCGGGACGATCCAAAGCGTGGGGAAGTCGACGACAAACTCGGTGGCCGCGTCAGCTGCCTTCGCCACTGGGCACGACCTTCAGCCGGTCACGTGCCGACGGGCGCCGGATGGGCGTTGCCGGCGCAGATGCTTCTGCGGCCGGCCCCTCGATCGGTGGTGCGATCTTCCACCGGTTCCGGTTCATGCCAGCCACGCTCAGGCCCAGGCTGTCCAGGTACCCGCGCACCATCTTCTTCACGTCCACCCGCGCGTCGGCCCGCTCGGCCTCCGCCAACGTCCGGACGAACAGCGCCACCTCGAGCTCCTGGCCCATGTCCTCCCACGCCACGGCCTGCGGCTTGGACCACAGGTCCTCCCACAGGTCCAGCTCCCGGT